TCTGTCCTATCTTTAGGAGGAATAACAATGTTCCTCTTCTTTAAATAATTATAAATTATTGTATCCCACATCCTTACCTGATACATCACATCAACATAGTTAACCTTTGCTGTGTATGCCATGGTCAGGGCAAGTTCAATCAGTTTCATCTTGTCTTCCAAACGGTCAACAAGTTCCACGTCAATAATGTTGTAGTCTACAAACTTCTTCCAGTTCCCTCTATAAAAATCTTTGAAGGTTTCAAACTCACTGTGATCTAGTTTCTTCTGACCCAGTTCCACTTGAGCAATATAATCTAGTCTGTAAGACTCTTGTGCTTTGTACGTGAACTTCTTATAAAGTTCAAGGTAATCTAATGTAGTAAGTCCAGCAACATCAAATACATTGAACTTTCTACCAGAAATCCATGCTTCATCTCTAGTCACCAGACCCCAAGGGGATAGAAGTTTCATCTTCTTCTCGCCCATAATCCTGCTGATCCTGCCACACAGGTAAGGAATATCATACAACCTTACATTCCATCCTGTAATCACATCAGGGGTGTTCTGGGTCCACCAGTAGAGGAATGCATTGAGCATTGCAACCTCATCACTATAGTGGTGATAGGTCACATTCTTTTGTGTAGGGGTATAAGGTTTTCTTCCCCAGGTTGTGATTTCTTTAGTTGTGTAATCTTGAATAGAGATAGTAAGCATCTCCTCAGAACAAGATTCAGGATCAGGAAATCCCCTCTCTGCCTGAACCTCAATGTCCATAGTTACCAGAGAAATCTTTGAGATATCAAATTGAATCTCATCCTCTGAATATTTGTCTGAAATATATTGGTACAGATATCTTTCATTTCCATAGATTGGAAATCCATCTACACCATCATACTTTTTATAAAATTCTCTACAATCCCTGATAGTTCCTGGTTGAATGGGTTCTACACAATCACCATCAAGTGTTTTCCATTTAGATTCTTTCTTTGACTTGACATAAAGAGTTGGTTGATATTCTTCTCTATAGATTCTTCTTTGTCCATTCTCATATTCACGAACCAAAAAGTTGTTACCAACCATTTGGATGTTAGTATAAAACCTCATCCCTTCACCAGACTCTCATACCTCTCTTTCAGTTTACTATTAGGATCCACAATAGTCAAGATCTTATCTGAATGAACCATAAAGGTATTCTGTGATGTCACACCAACTAACCAGGGTGACATTGTATCCTGCTCACCTAAGACCATGGGTTCAGTTAGTTTACAATCAGGAGATCCTAGTTCACCTGAAACTTCATCAATTTGTGCAAGGATGGTGAGTCCATCAATGATCAATACTTTTAAATTTTCCATAATAACTCCTAAAAAAATGGGGAGATCCTCTGGATTTTGCCAGAGGTCTCCCAGCAGCGACGATATTCAGTTCTATTTATAATTTAAAACCAAACTTTCTTTTGATGATGATCTGGTATAATTCTACCAAGAACAATAGTTAACAACCCATTCTCAAATTCAACTGATCTAACTTCCGTTTCATCTGAGAGGCTCCAAGTTCTGGTGAAAGATCGTTGAGCCAGTCCTCTATGGACGTAGTTTTGGCTTGACTCTTTGTCTTCTTGTTGATTTCCTTCGACAAAGAGTTTTCCGTCTTGTGTGTAGACTTTGACATCTTCTTTTTTAAATCCTGCTAGTGCTAACTCAAGGAGCGACTCTGTGCTACTGACTTGAATTAAATTGTATGGAGGATAATTTGATTGTGTTTCTTGAAGAGTAAACAGTTTATCAAAGTATTGTTCCATACCAATACTATGTTTATTTATACGTTCCATGAGTGCAGGAAGATCAGACGCACCATACTTGTAGGTGTTAAGGTTACCCATGATTGTAGCTCCTTTAAAGCGAGTTTGTGTTTTGTGGACCCCTAAGGCATCCAATACTAATTATAACAGAAAGCACAAAAAAGGGGGTGTTGAAAACACTACCTTCTAATTCTTTTTGCCTTTACTTCCTCAGGCAATCCTTTTGGTCCAGTAAAATCTCCATTCTCTCTACCCTTTTGAATATGACAAGGACGACAAAGAAGTTGACACTTATCTACTTCCAAAATGAGTTCTTCTAGAGAAAAACATGTGATATTAGATCCTATGGTATAGGACTTATCTGCTGGAATAATATGATCAAAATCTAATTTCTCAGTTGCACCACACCTCACACACTTACCACCAAGATATTCTCTTAGGTATTGTCTACGTTCATATCTAATTCTTTTTTGTTCTTCAACAAGTTTTTCTTGATGTTTTTCATACTGTGCTTTCCTAAGTTTTTTCATATGCTCAGGATTTTCTTCTCGATATTTTTTTTGTCTCTCTCTAATCTTGTCTTTATTTTCCTCAGCATATTTTTGTTTTTTGATATTAAGTTCTTCTTTGTGTTCCTGATGATATAATTTGTTTCTTTCTTTACAACGTTCTTTATACTCTGAATTATTTGCCCAGAGATCTCTTCTCTCCTGTAATAAGTTTTCTCTATACTCTAGGTCATTTGCATAAAGTTCACGTTTTTCTGCATTCCTACGATCTTTATGTTTTTCTCTAGACTTTTTATTAGTTTCTCTTTGTCTTTCTGCATATCCAGGTTCATTTGCCCAACGATCTCTAGATTTTTCATTCAATCTTTCAGCAATATTTGGTCTATGTTCATTTCTCCAATTACATCTACACTGTCTACATTCACCTCTATATCTGTCACGATCTTTTTCGTAATGATATTCTGCAAGTGGTTTTGATACACCACACTTATTACAAACTTTTGGATCTAAGTTATCAATTCTTTTAAGTGGATTGTTAATGCACTGTTTACAAGTAGTTTTATAATATTGTTTTTTAGTCCCATCAGCAAGTGTTCTACACCCAGACTTACCAAAATTAGAGACTGGTTTTTCTACACCACACTTTTTACAGACTTGTGTACTCATAAACCAATATAATGGATTTTTAATATAACATAAAAAAAGCACCCTGTCAAGGGTGCTTGTAAGTTCCGACTTTCGTAGAGACCGCACGAAAGGTCTCAGTGTTATTTATTATCTTCTTCTTGTGGTTTACTTTTTTTGCCAATATTATACTTCTGCTCTAGAGACCAGTCATTCTTGTCTCTATAAGGCAAAACTTTGATTTGATTCAATGGAGCAATGTCCATGATTGAATCTTCTTTTACAACTGTGATGAGACCCCAATCAGCAAGCAGGCGAGTAATACGATTCCTACGCTGAACGTCGTTAATAGTAATGTTAGCGTATTTGCCATCAAGAGCAAATAACTCCTTAAAATGTACTATAAAGTATTTACCTTGCTTATGCAAAATATGGCAAGATTGGTAAAGTTTCTTTTCTTTGCGAGAAGCAACACCAATTCTTGTTAAAGTTTCTCTTACTTTGAGGAAATCATCAGGTTCATTTAATAGAATCTCAACCATTTTATCTTGAGACCAACTAACCTGAGGTTCAGTTGTTTGAGTCATCTTTTACCACCAGTATCAAGTTTTTGTTTAATGTAGTCCAATTGCTCGTTTGACAAGATTTTCAGTGCTTGAGATGCTTTCTCATTATTATAACCATAATAACTTTTAACAAACTCTAGATCTGATACCTTTTCTTTGCGGACCCAAGGAGAAAATCTCTTCCTCTTTCTCAGAATATTTATGTAAAAATTATATTGCATGTCTTTATCTAAGAAATGATACCTATTCATTTCATTAGCAAACAACACACAGTCAAGATGACCTGATAGACATCTATTAATGATGTATGGTGGATAGTCTTTAATATGCTCAGATAAGTCTTCTTTTGAGAAGTTAATAGAGTTGAGCCAGTCTTTCAGTTCCATAATTAAAAAGTAAAAGTTCCTTTCTTTCTTTTTGTTCACGCATATACTTACCAACAGATCTCAAAGTATAAGTGTGTTCAAATTCAGCAGCACCCCAATCTTCAAATCTATGCTTTACTAGTTGATCAGAGTTATATGAGATGAGCATATCCATACTACAATCAGAGCAATCAGTGGCAAATTGATCATGATTGAATCCCTTATGCATTCTACCTTTCTTTCCATATAAACTGTCCTTAATATCATAAGGTGGATCAAGATAGATAAATGCTTTTCTTTCAGATGACTCATCTAACAATTCATCATATGAAAAGTTTGTAATTTTCCAATTAGAAATAATCTTTGAGAACTCAGGGAGTCTATCAATCCCCCTCATAGTAAAATTATTCTGTGAGGCCATCTTAGAGAAAGATGATGATTCAGTCAATCCAGAGAAGGAACACTTATTAACAATATAAAAAGCACAAGCTTTTACAAAATCAGATGCACTATCATCATTGATGTGCCCTTTGGAGGAATTGAAAAGAATTCTACACTTATCTTCATTCTCATTAATTGTTTTGAGAGAAGCAAGAAAGTTTCTCATTTCAACACCTTTCTCTTGCAGTTGTTGCCAAAAGATAACCAATGGTGTATACAAATCATTGACCCATATATCTAATGTTGGATACATCTTAGATACTTGAATTGCTATTGATGCTCCACCAATAAAAGGTTCTCTATATTCTTTGTAGGTAGATAGATCTGGGATCTTAGGAATGATTTTTGTTAAGGCACGTGATTTGCCACCAGGATAACGAAGAGGTGTTTTCAAAGATTTCATAATTTATCAGTGAATGTGAATCTGCCAGGAGGGATTAGGATACCAATA